AGTTTGAGGAACTCAAAAAAGAATATGAAAAACTGATTGAGGAATACAGGTGGAACGACTTGGTCTACAAAGCAAAATTCAGCTTTGAACCTGTAATTGGAAAAATTTATCACCTATATTATGGGGCAGATGGAAATATTTTCTTATCTTTGATAGATCCAAAAGAATGGAATCGTGAACACATTGGATCTTTTAAATATAATCACGATAATAAATGGATTAAGATATGAGACTAACAATAATTTCTGACACACACAACAAACACAAACACATTACAGGTGACTTACCTGGTGGTGATTTGTTAATCCATGCGGGTGATATTAGTTCTATGGGTTATGAACACGAGATCCGTGAGTTTGCATCTTGGTATGATAAAATCGATAACTACCACCACAAAGTATTCATTGCGGGTAATCACGATTGGGGTTTCCAAAACAATGTTGAAAAAGTAAAAGAGATTGTCGGTCTATACGATACCATTACATATCTCCAAGATGATTGGGTTAATGTTGGGGATAGTGATCCACACGATCCTAATGTAAACACTGTTAAAATTTGGGGTAGTCCTTGGCAACCTGAGTTCTATAATTGGGCATTTAACTTACCACGAAATGGTGAAGAGTTGAAAGCGGTATGGGATATGATACCTGAAGATGTTGACATCTTGATTACTCACGGTCCGGCTTGGGGTATTTTGGATGATGTTGAAGGTAACCGCAATGTTCATTTGGGTTGTGAATTACTTGCGGAGCGAATCAAACAAATCAAACCAAAGATCCATATCTGTGGACACATCCACACTGGTTACGGACACCACTATGATGGACATACACACCACTTCAATGCCTCTATGTTGAATGAGCGATACCTATATTCACATTTACCTTGGCACATTGATTGGAACCCAATAACAAATGAAATTAAATTTTTGTAATGGAGAAAGCGCATTTTATTGAGAACAGAGTTTTCAGAGACATACGAGGAACATTTAGCCCATTAGATCTTACTAAGTTAGATAAGAATTGGTTACAGAGTAATATCAGTACAAACCCCCGTAAATACACACTTCGGGGGTTACATTTCCAAAAGAATGAATATGCTCAAGCCAAACTAATTAAGGTCATTTCAGGTAAGATATTGGACTTCGTTATTGATATGAGACCAGTATCTGAAGATTACAATAAAGTATTTTTCTTTGAGATGAATGAGGGTGATGAGGTGTATGTTCCAAGATACTTTGCTCACGGATTTATAACAACCGAAGAAAACTCGGTAGTTCAATATTTGGTTGATAATGATTATAGTCCTGAGAACGAAGGAGTTAAAGTTTGGACTGATTATCCTGAGATTGAAAGAAAAATGAAAGAGTTAGATCCATTCTTTGGAAGAGAACTTGTGATCATACACGATAAAGATTTGGTGGAGAAATAGAAACTCACAGATATTTATTACTAAAAATATATTATGAATAAGTTTGATTTAAGTGAAAAATTAAAAGAAGAATTGATCAAAAGAAATCTTTTTGAACAAGAAGATGATAAAGAAGAGGATCAAGAGGAAGAAACTTCAGAAGATACTAATGAAAATGAAGGATTTTGTGAAATGGTTTGTCATCTATTACATTCACAAACGCAAGTACATATTTTCCATTTAGGTACTAAATCTTATGCTGAACACAAAGCACTTCAAAAGTATTACGAAGGAATTGATGATTTAACTGATGGGTTAGTAGAATCCTATCAGGGTAAATACGGTTTAATGAGTAATTATAAAACTTATAAAATGTCTTCATACAAAAGTAAAAAACAAGTTATGTCTTATTTTACTCACGTATTAGATGTCATTGAAAAAAATAGAGATTCAGTTGAGGATAGTTATATTCAAAACCAAATTGATACCGTACAGGAGTTAATCTACTCAACAATGTATAAGTTGAAGTTTTTAAGTTAATTTAATTATACATTTAATTTTATTAAAACAGTTCTTATTATTTAATAGTGATACAACCACAATTAAATAGGGAACTGTTTTTTTATTTAACAAGACACCATAAGGTGATCTTCCCACCTGAAAACTTATATAACTCAAACTTCCCCTCATTAGTTATTGAGGACGATAGATCATTTCAAATAGAAGGGAATAGAAAATATTTGAAAATGAAACTATTTGAGTTTGTTGAAAATAAAAACCCTGAATTAGTTAAAGGTGATGAGAATATCGCCAATACTAATAAAACAATCAAATACTTTATAGAACAATCATCAAAAATTAAAAAATCATAATATGGCGCACCCAATACTACATTCAAAAAGTTCCGCAAAGAAGTACGGAGGAAAATGGGAAGATTACATTCATCTTCATAACTGGTTAGACGAAACCAAAGGATGGTATGGTCATTCATTACACAGAGCGTTTAGACACCACAGTGAAGGTATTTTTGAGATGGAACAAAAGTTTGGGTCTGAATTCAAGAATAGTGACGGTAAAACTGTTTATACAAGATATGTGGGGGAACAACACGTTAGAGAAGATTGCGACGGACACATACCATCTGCGTCTGATTGGATGAGGATTTTAATGTCAGGTGAAAGACCAAGTTGGGTAATGCGAACTCAGAAGTTAGAGTTTGAAGATTAAACTATTTATTATTAAAAAGAATATGGAACTAACACAACAACAAATAAAAGATTTGAAAAAAATGTCTTTGGTTTTAAACGCCTTGAATATGGAAGATGGTGTTTGTTATAATTATAGATGTTACGATTCAGAATGGGATACACTTGATGGGCCAACATATAGAGGTAGAGACGTTAGTGGTGAATTATCTTTACCTGACTCCATATTAGATTTATTTGCGGATATTAGAGATGATTTTGATACTGGTAATTTTTATGATGGATATTATGATAATGAAAATGGGACATTAACATTTTGTATAACTGCCAATAGAAACGTTATTGACGTAACATATGACCATTATGAAATGAATACTGAGAGCACCTCACTTGAAAAGACTTTCAAAGAACTCGTATCACTTTCATTACCTTGGAATATGAGAAATGATAAACCAGTAAATAAGATGCTTGAAAACCCTGACTTTATTAATGAAATGATTGATAAATATGGTGATTTTTTACAAGTTACATATGATGGAAGTGGGGATAGCGGTTGGATTGAGGGTGAAATAACATCATCAAAAGACGAAGAGAGTTTGGATGGTAGAATAGAAGATCTTGTATATTTTCTGTTAGAAATTTTTCATGGGGGTTGGGAAATAGACGAAGGATCAAGAGGTAGTGTTAGTTTCCACTTCAAAGAACAATTAGTAACAATTCAACACAATATGAATTATCAAGAAGAACGTGAAGAAGATTATATGATATTTGAATTTTAATATATTTATTGTAAATGGAAAAACTATTAAAAGAAGATATTAACAGAATCAAAGAATTGATTAAAAATGTCATCACGGAATCTGTATTAAATGAACAAGTTGAAAAGTATGGTGCTTGCGATCAGTTCAAGGACAATAATGAAAAGTATCAACTTTGTAGAAGAATATCTTACCTACAAAAATGGTTATATGTAAACGATGGTTTAGGTCTCCAAGCGATAATAGATGAGGCGTTAGAATCAGTTAAATCGCCATTTAGTCCCGAACAAAAAAGAAAATTCAAAGAGGGTGCTCAACTTTTATTTGAAATGGACAAATTATCAAAAGGGGCTCTTTATTATTTTATTAAAGATAGAGTTGAAGGTGGAAAAATTGTTTTAATTAATGGTAAATGGATACCCGTTAACAAATTAAATACCAACACTGCTGATTTAGCGGAATTACTAACTGATCTACTCTACAAATCACCTGAGGCTAAACCAATTATTGATGAGATAATGGGTAACACAAAAGAAGGGTTACTCACAATCAAATCAGTTTTACCGAGATTATTAAAAAAATACTTCAAAGACCCAACAACACTTTTTGATTACGTAAAGAACATTACTTACAGATCTGATGTAGGTGAAAAGGCTGAGAACAAAGTTAAAAAAGAATTGGAAGATAAAGGATTTAAGTTATTATATCAAGGTGGTGAAGGAGATTTAATTGATATGGTGTTTGGAACAGATTTAATTATGGAACACCCTGAATTTGGTAAGAAAACAATCCAAGTTAAGTTAAACGAAAATGCTTGGGACAGAAATAGAGATTACAAATACATTGATTGGGTTGTAATTGCGGAACCATTCAGAGTTTATGACAATAAAACAAAAGAAGAAATACAGTTATGATGACACCAGGTCAAATATGGGTTAAAAGAAGATTAAAGGATCTAATAAAAGCTGTTGAGGAAGCTGCAACTACCCATGTTGATATTGAGAATTATAAAAACTTTAACTTTAAAGAGTACTCAATTGATGTTTATAATGCCGCATTAGACATTGTTGTGAACACAGAAATCAAGGATTGGTGGAATATGTACGATAGTATAATATCGACAATGGAAGACACGTTCAACACACAATTAAAAAAGTATTACGAATCTGAAATTGGTTTAGAATCTTTGAATGAAAGCTTTGATCGTATTTTAGATCTATACAAAAAAGTTAAAGAAGGAAGTGAGTTAAGACCATCAGAACAAACAATGATGAGAGCATTCAAAAAGTTTGTGGATAAAGGGGGTAATGCTGAAGATTTTACATATAGTGATGAAGAAGATTACGACGTTGATCAAAGGGAAGGTGAAAAGTTTACATATGATGTTATGGACATGCCGATGACTTATACATTTTCTGAAGAATATCAAGATGGTGATGAAATAAATTATTTTGGTGAAATAACATTTGAAGATGAAGAATTTTTGGGTGTGATATCAACAGACAAAAGAGGTTTTATTACTGGATACGATTTCTACAACGTCTTAGAGGATGATATAAGATTACAAGATAAACTCCAAGACATGCAAATAGAAGATGAAGTTATGAACTTCTTTGCTGAAGAGGTAATACCAATATTAAGAAGATGAAAATAATAATAACAGAGTCACAAGAACTGAGCCTTAGATTATTAAGAAGAGGAATTGAACTTAAAAAGATTGACGATATAATTGAATATCAAACCGAAATACAAGACCCCTGTGATTTTGAGGATGCTCCGGACTATGCTGACTTTTGTATCGGACAAGGGATTAGTTTTTACTATTGTGACGAAGGATATTGTGATGAGGATGATGAAGACGAAGATAACAATGACAAAAAAAGACCATCAGAAGAAATGTGGGAGGTAAGAGAAGATGTTGAACTATATGCTGAGAATAAGTTCTATGACTATTTATACGGATTATATGAAGATTCAAATTGTGAAGAATGAAAATACTACTAACAGAAAAACAGGCAGATAGAATATTCAATGACAAAATTGAATGTGAAAAGTGTGAACACTCTTGGGATATAGAGAAGAGTGACAACCATCCTTATTTATGCCACGACTGTGGTTGGGATCAAAGAAAAAAAGAATATGATAAGAAAAACCTATTCAATTTTTGGAAGAACAAATTATCAAAAGAACCAATTGAAGAAAAATGGTCTGAGAAATATAAAAGATCTATTAATTGTAATAGTCCAAAAGGTTTCAGTCAGAAGGCTCATTGTCAAGGTAGAAAAAAACATAACTAATGAGTTTAATTACATTTATAATACCGTCAATTAATAGACCTACACTAGATAATACAATTCAATCCTTACTTAATCAAACAAACCCAAATTGGGATTGTTTTGTTCTTTACGATGGTGTTGTTGGGAAAGAATTTGAGGACCCAAGAATACGAACATTCAACTTAGAAAAGTTAGGTAAAAAGGGTGAGAGACATGGTAATGCTGGTTTAGTTAGGAATGAGGGTATTAAAATGTGTCAAACAGAATGGATTGGTTTTTTGGATGATGATGACACAATACACCAAGATTATGTTAAAACATTAACGGAGAAATACACATCATACGATTTTGTTGTTTGGAGAATGAAAACAACGGATGGTAAGATATATCCTGAATTAACTAGAAATAATCTTATTAGAAACCGAGTTGGAATATCAATATCATTTAAAAATAAGTACTCAAATATGGTTTTTGATGGTAATGATGATGGTGAGGATTTTGAGTTTGTTGATAAATTACAAAACACTACAACCAATTTTATAATCACGCCGGAGATCTATTATAATATCAGACATTAAAAACATTTCTTTATTCAGAAATATTATCTGTTATATTTATGATAGTATGAGAATAATTACATTTTATAACAATGTCATAAATCCCGAGATTGTTAATTTACAGAAAAGAGTATTTGAAAAATACGGTTACAACATTGATCAAATGAATATTACAGATTGGGTAAGTCACGGTAAATGTGTTGACGACTATCTGAATAAAATTGAGGATGAAAATGAAATTATCGTGTTATTTGATATTGACTCAATTCCCCTCAATAATACAATAATTCATACTGCCGTTGATTGGTGTAAAAATAACATCGGAATCTATTCAATGGCACAAAGAGCACCTAAGATTAAAAATGCTATCATACATGCGGCACCCGCATTTATGGTCTTTAGTATTAAAACATATACTATGTTGGGTAGACCTAGCTTTGAAACAAATTACAGGTCCGACTGTGGTGCTGAAATGACACACTCATCTAAAGAAAAAGGTATTGAAGTAAAGATGTTATACCCATCTCATGTTGAATCACCACACACACTGTTAGAAAATGATATCTACTTTGGTTATGGGACAACTTATGATGATCAAATTTATCATGCATTTGAATCACGATTTAAGAGAAGAGATGGATTCTTTATAAATAAATGTAGAACAATATTGGCATCGTAATGAATGAGGAGTTTGATTTTTGTGTTATCATTTCCACATATAATAGACCTCAAATGCTTATAGATCTATTATCTAACATTGATCGCGAAAAAGGTAATAATAAAATACTTGTTGTGGTTTTTGACGATTGTAGCGATAAAAAAACAGACCTATCAAATTTTAATGTTAAAAGAGTTGAAATGATACCCAATATGGGTAAGAAAAAATATTACAAATTATTTAATGCGACCTTCAAGTATATTAAAAATGTAAAATCAAAATACTTTATTTATTTACCTGACGACATAAATTTGGTTGATAATTTTTTTGGTGAGACAAAGAGAATATATGAATCAATAGCTGACCCTAAAAAAATATGTTTGAGTATTTTGACTGATGATCGTGTAACCAGAAGAAATTGGACAAACTTCAAAACAAATGACTTTGGTGAGTATTATCAAACTCAATGGAACGATTTGTGTTTCATTGCTGAGAAAAGATTTTTTGAAACATTAGGTTATCAAATAGAGACAATTGATGAACGTAGGTGGGATAACGACCCAAATTTAAGTTCAGGAGTTGGTCAACAGATTAGTGTTAGATTAAATGAGATGGGTTATAAAATGTATCACACCAAAAAATCTATGGTCTATCACGGTAACCACGAATCAAAAATGAATCAAACCGAAAGGATGAAAGTGAATTTAATAACAAGATGAGTGAAAGACGAATTGTAAATATTGCATCCTATAAAAGGACAGATTCTTTAGTTAAAACTTTGGAGTCATTGATGGATCAATGTGACGAAATTAATCTTGTTCTAAATGATTTTGAGGATGAGATCCCAAGTATTTTATACCACAACAAAATAAATTTATATTTTAGTGATAACTCAAAAGGGGACGCATTTAAGTTTTACAGATTAATGGAATCTGACGGGTATTTTTTAACTGTTGACGATGATTTAATTTACCCCCCAAACTATGTTGAGTATATGATTGCCAAATGTAAGGAATATGGTAATACAAGAGTCATAACATTACACGGCAGAAACTTCTCATCTTTTCCTATTGCAAGTTATTATAGATCGGCAACAGAAAGATATACTTGTTTAAATGCGGTTAATAAAAATGTTATTGTTCAGTTTGGTGGTACTGGTGTAATGTGTTTTCACACCGATCTATTTAAGTTACCTATAGAATATTTTATATATCCGAATATGGCTGACGTATGGATTGGTAAATATTGTATGGAGAATAAAATAGAAATATTATGTGTAAGGCATGATTCGGGGTATATTAAATACATAAATCAAAATAATACTATATTTGATACTGAATCAAAAAGAGATCATTTACAAACATTAGTCACCAATTCTATTTTTGATAAAACTATAGTTTTACCGAGTGTTATGTATTCTGAACCCGAAAAAAAATTGGAGGATATTTTTAAAGTTAGAGAAACACCAATTAAAATTACCAAAACAATGGAAAAATCGGTTAAAACGATTAATTATGAAACGGTGAATCAAATATTTAATAACTCACCATCTCACAAATCAATCAAACCAAAAACTATAACAGGAAACTCAACACTGAAAACAAACTCATCTATGATTAACAAATTAATATTAAGTAAAAAAAGAAGATGAGTTTATCGGTAATTATACCAACATTTGACTCCGTAGAATTTATAGGTGAGTTAGTTACATCAATTCAAAATAACAAATACGATAATGAGTTTGAAATTCTGTTTGGTATTGATGGTTGTGAAAAAACTTTGGAGTATGTGAAAACCCAAGAGTTTCCTAAAAATTTCTTCTTTTATTATTTTACTGAAAATGGTGGACCATATATTATAAAAAATACGTTGTCCGAACTAGCAAGATACGATAAACTATTTTTCTTCGATTCTGATGATATAATGTTAGATACTCTATTAAGTGAGGTTGATAATTCGTTAGATAAATACGATTGCGTGAAACCAAAATTCCTTAACTTCAAAGATTATAAAGGTAACCGAAACTTTAGTAGTGATGGATCACTATATGGTGAGGGTGTCTTTGGTATTAAAAAAGAAATATTTCTTAACATGAATGGATTTGAAGGTTGGAAAGTTGCTGCGGATTCTGATTTCATGGGTAGAATATATAAGTTTAACAAGAAAATAAATCTAACATCGGATGTTTTGTTTCATCGACGACTTCATAATAAAAGTTTAACAAGAAGAAAAGATACAGGATACGCATCACAAATGAGAGCGGATTACTTTAAAATAAGTAAAAATAAAAAAGGAGGAGTTGTATTAGATGAGATGAAAATGGGGGATTATCAGGTTTTAAATTTAGATACCAACACATTATCTCAATCGATAGTTCAGATACAAAATGAAGAAATTAATTTAGCAAAAGAGTTAAAAGAAAAAAAACACAAATTTTTAGAAACGATATTCAGTGAAAGAACAAGAAACATACCTGAAAACAAACAACCAAAAACAATCAATTACGCACAAGTTAATAAAACGACAAACCACCAAACAAACTCAGTTATTAATACCGCATTGAAGAAAGCAAAGTTAGAGAATCTTAAAAAAAACTTTGGTAGATAGGGATATTTTATTATCTTTGTTTTATGATTCACGGAAATAAAACAGGTAGAGTAATAAATGACGAAGGAACTAAGTTTGTTAAAAAACTTATAAATAAAAAACCGATTTCTTTTGAGGGTAGATATTGGCACGAAGGTGACATCAAAATAGAAGTAGCAAACATACGCAAATATCAAAAAAGTTATGGTCCAGGTTTTGTGTACGAGGTTGATGTAAAAGTATCATTTATAAAAGAGAGATGGTATTATAGTTCCACTAGAGCAAAAAACGATAGAGTAAGACGATACAAAAACGAGAAATTATTGAGAGAAGAATTGGAATACTTCAATATTAACGACTTAGTAATATCAAAGGTTCAGTATGTTTAGAGTTCTCATATATTTATTGATATGAAATTATCTTTAACTGAATATCAATACCAAAGAATTCAAACACGACTAACATGTGAAAATATATTGGAAGAGATGGTTTTTAAAATATCTCTTCTTACTGAAGACGGGAAAACAGAACCCGACATGGAGTGGGATTTTACTGACGTTAAAAAAGATTTAGATCTATCAAAACTTTGGGTTAAAACCAAAGAGGATGCCAAAGAATACCTCACAATCTTAAAGAACAAAATTAAAGAATTACCGACTGAACTTAAAAAGAAAATAATTAGATATGTAATGTATTCGTTTTTAGGTTTATTGAGTTTAAATCAAATTCAGTCCTCATTAGAACCAACACTACAGAAAGCAGTAGAAACGGAAAAACAAGTTTTTGAGCAACCACGAATAAGACAATCGTCTGACGACTTATACAATCATCTAAAGTATGAAGAAGGTTCGATAATAAATAAGGGAGAACCTGTATTAAGAGCATATGATCTTGGTGATGGTGCTTATACTATTGGTTACGGACACGCAATATTTGAAGGTGAGGATGAAGGTTATGAATTCCTACCGTCATATGAAAAAATTGTTCCAAACATAACTAAAATTACTAAAGAACAAGCTGAAACATTATTGAAAGACGACATTAAAATTGCGGAAGGAATTGTTAATGAATTTTTGAATGATTGGGAAAAACAAGGTATTAAACCAAAACTTACTCAAGGTATGTATAATACTTTAATATCAATGACGTACAATATGGGGCGTGGTATAAGAAAGGCTGATTTTATACAGGCGATTAAACGAGGTGATCTTGAATTAGCAAAAGAACAAATTGCACAGACAAGTAATCACATGTTTAAG